TAGGTGCAGATATGAGTGACGAGGAAAGAGCGGAGTCTGAAAAGACTGTTGTTGCTGCAGTTATCGTAGGTCAAATCGCTGGACAGGCTGCAGTAACGGCTGCTGCTGGTGCTGCTGGCGCTTATCGGAGGAAACCATAATGAAGAAATTCTTTTCAGACATAGCAAATCAACTATGGACTCTACTAGGTATGTTCATCGCCTGGGTTGTCCTTGACGGTTCTGCCAAGACAGTTGTTGGGTATGCGATTGCAATCTCAATGGTTATCTGGGGAGTTACATACAAACTAAGAAACACAGAGGACGAATAATGAATACATTTAAGAATGTGATGATGCGTATTCTTGCAGTCATTGCTGCCGAGTCTCTCGGCGTAATCGGTGCAGGTTCCCTAGTCGGCATTGAAGTATGGCAGGCAGCTGTCCTAGCTGGCGCCCTTGGCGCAGCGCGGGTACTAGAAGCCCTTGCTCGGTTCTTCCTTGCAGATGGCAGTCTCACAGCAGAAGAAATCAATGCAGCCTTTGCTAAGGTTGACAAGAAAGCGAGTAACTAATATGGGTCAGCGTGCTGATTTTATTGAAGTAGCAAGAGGCGAACTTGGAGTAATCGAGGGGCCTAAGGAGAACGAGACAAAGTATGGTGCTTTCACTAAGGCTAACTTCCTGCCTTGGTGTGGCTCATTCGTGAATTGGTGTGCAAATGAAGTGGGACTTAAGATTCCTAATGTGGTCAGCACGGTGGCGGGAGCTACGGCGTTCATTAAGAAGAAGCAATGGGAGAAAGTAAGTGAGGCTACTCCACTGCCTGGCGATATTGTTTTCTTTGATTTTCCCAACGATGGTGTTGACCGCATTAGCCACGTTGGAATCGTGGTTAGAGATAACGGAGACGGAACTATAACTTGCTTCGAGGGCAACACAAGCCCTGACAAGAAGGGCGACCAGCGCAATGGTGGTCAGGTCTGCAAGAAGATTCGTGCCTACAAGCCGAAGAATGGACCAACCCTTAAGAAGTCCCTGCCAGTATATATCGTAGGCTTTGGCAAGCCTGTATTCAAATCATAAGGAGAACATATGTTCGACAAAGAAAAGCTCAAGCAAATCGGTATGTCATACTTCCGTGCATCAGCCACAGCAGTGGTCGCACTCTATATGGCAGGCCAGCACGACCCTAAGGTATTGGCTTCAGCCTTTATCGCAGGCATCGTAGGTCCAGTAATGAAGGCCCTTGACAAGTCAGCTCCTGAATTTGGACGCAAGGCTTAGTCTAGAAGTACCCGTTTAACGCCTTCTGAGGCGGTTGTAAGACAGGAACCCCTGTCACTTAGAGTAATCCTCTAGGTGGTGGGGGTTCTTTTGTCATTTCTTGAGAAGCCACACCTGATAACTATCAACTAGTTGGACATATTGACCCTGTTTGTCTAACAAGAATCTATCAATGGCAGGCTTGGGTGTTGTGTGTTCAGGCAAGTCACGACCCCATAGGTAGTCATCGAATGCGATGATGCCACCAGACTTGAGTAGCTCCCAGGCAGAGGTCGCGTCCTGATAGACGACAGCCTCGGTATGGTCGCCGTCGATATAGATGAAGTCATACTCGACCTGATTGTTGCCAGAAAAATATTGCTCACTTGTCATCTTAAGTCGGATGACTTTCTTGAACGGTGCGATGCGTTCTTCATAGTAATCAAGGACAGAAACAAAATCTATGTTGTTGTGCTCTCGCTCATCGGACCCTTCCCAAGTGTCAACGTCCATCAGATAGGATGATGGGTCAGTCAAGATGTTCTCGCATAGCCAGACACTGGCATCACCTGTGTAGGCTCCAATCTGCAGGAAGTTCAAGTTAGGCTTACCCTTGAATCGAGTCAGCTGTTCCTCGAAGTTGTACTGCTGGCCTTCGAACCAGTTAGGAAATGTCGGCGTGTCGCCCATCAGGTTATCCAATCAGTGTGTATAATTAAATTATTAATTAAATAATATTATATATATAAGGCGCGGAGCGCCTATATAATATATATAATTAATATATAATAACATAGATTTAGATAACTCAATCTCATTGAGTCACCTCCTGTCCTCTGAGGTTGGGTTATCTAACAAACTTAGACGGAGGATAAAATGCACAATCCATTCAGGAAAAACCCACCAGTAATCGATGACTTGATTTCGATTCTGTTCGTAGCAATCGATGAGCTATCGACTAGCATCCAAGAACTCAAGGCTGAGGTTGATGACCTCACTGACTTTGTAGAAGACAACCTTGATTAAGCTAGGTGAGTACACCTTACCTGAGCACATCAGCTACTCAGCATTTACAACCTACCTATCCTGTGGCTACCAGTATTACTTAGGTAGACTGATGCAGATGCCAGAGGAGCCATCCATCTGGTCAGCAGGAGGCCGAGCATTCCACTTAGCAGCGGAGGTGTATGACCTTGAGCACGCAGACAGTTAATCCTTACTGGCATAATGCCTGGATTAAGGAAATTGAAGGACTAGATTTTGCCACAGCAAGACGGGCTGGCAAAAGCACCAAAGCTAATCCTAACAAGGAAGATGGCGAATGGTGGTATAGCAACGGCTCTACTTGGACGGACAACTACATCAAGTGGAGAGAGAACAATCCAGACTGGAAGATATGGACTACGCCTCAAGGTGCCAGAGCCATTGAGCTAGAACTAAATCCAATCATTGCAGGTGTGAAGGTCAAGATGTTTATTGACCGCATCTTTGAGGTTAACGGACAACTTGTGATTGTCGACCTTAAGACTTCACGCTCTGTACCTACATCCGACCTTCAGCTTGGCTTCTACAAAATAGGAGTTGAGATGATGACAGGTGCTGATGTCAATCTAGGAAACTACTGGATGTCTCGTTTATCGGGGACAGGAGAGATGATTGACCTAAGTAGATACACACTAGAATCTCTCGAGTATATGGTCGAAGGTTTCGACAAGGCTCGTAAGTCTGGTATATTTCTACCGAACATACAATCGTGCAATATCTGCGGATACAAGCAGCATTGCCAATTCACAAAGGAAACTAAATAGATGGCTAACGAAGACTGGAAGTTGCAGGTATCTTACAAGACTCCTGCTGGAGATATGATTAACGTCCGTGCCAACAGCGCAGATGAACTGTCTGTCTTACTCGAAGGAGTAGGCGACTACACAACACAGATTGCAGCAGTACAGAAGCTAGTGGTAGCGAGCTACAACCTCGCCCCTTTAGCGACGCCCGCTTTAACTCAAGACACTCCGCCTTGGGCTATCTCAGGGGCAACCCCGCCAGCACCAGCATTCGCTGGGGCACCAATGGCGACCCCACCCCAACAGTCGGCGCCTACGTGCATCCACGGAGCAAGAAAGCACTTGAGCGGAATCAGCAAGAAGAACGGCAAGCCGTATTCAATGTGGGTATGCCCACAACCACAGGGTGCGGACCAATGCACACCAGTGAACTAACACTGGAGATGTAATAAGTTTGATAGAGGGGTAGTTAATCGGGGGAAGGTGACTGCCCCTCTATCATTACAACAGACAGGAGAAGTCGTGAGAACTTTAGTAAGAAGTGTCGGACGTTCCGACATCGGCGGTGAACCGTTGCCCTCTGTGTTTAGGGCATTTGAACAAAACAAAATTACTCCACGCAGAGCTGAAGTATCTATGTTTGCTGGAGTTCCAGGTGTAGGTAAGTCAACGCTATCGCTTGCGATGGCACTACATATGAAGATACCTACCCTGTACATCTCAGCTGATACCAATGCACACACTATGGCTATGCGCCTTGCCTCTATGATTAGTGGTAAGAATCAGACAGATGTTGAAGCCTTGATGAATAAGGATACTGGCTGGACTAAGGCTATCTTGCAGAAGTCAGCTCACATTGTGTGGTCATTTGAATCTAGCCCTACCTTACAGGATATTCTCGAAGAGGTAGAAGCATTCGAGGAACTATGGGGCACACCACCTGAGGCTATCTTTGTAGATAACCTAATGGACATTGCCACCGATGGTGGCGAAGAGTTCGCATCTATGAGAGCGGTAATGAAAGAGCTGAAATACTTAGCTCGCGCCACTAATGCTGCTATAATTATCTTGCATCACACATCAGAGGGCGTACCAGGGGCACCGTGCCAACCACGGTCTGCCTTGCAGGGAAAAGTAGCACAATTACCTGCGCTTATCTGTACACTTGGTGTAGTCGGTACCTCAATGGCAGTTGCGCCAGTGAAGAATCGCTACGGCAGGGCTGATGCGAACGCTAATCTGATTTGTTGGTTAGCATTTAACCCTGAGTGGATGTATATGGCAGACTTGCCAGAGAGCGTAGGATGAAATGATTAGAGAAGAAGAAGACGACACAACACAAGAGATGCGTATGCTAGTACTATCTAAGGCAGACGAGCTTGTTAGGAAGTACATACAAAAGATTGAAGATGCTAAGCCAGTTGTTACTGATGAGTGGACAGAAGGTGTCAACGCTGGTATGAACTGGACAATTCGTATCCTCCGTGGGGATAAGAGTGCATCTTAATGCCTTCACAGTCTCGTAAGCATAGGGGTTATCGCACTCAGAAGGTTGGGGCCGACCATCTATCCGTTAACGGTTTCCCCTATGCTGAGTCTACTGGTGCAGGTCGGTCAGGTACTGACATCACTGGCACAGTAGGCATTGACTGGGAAGTAAAGGCTCGCACAGGATTTAATCCAAGTGCTGTAATGAAACAATTGAAGGACAGAGATACAGGCAATCTTGGTATTGCATTGCTAAGACTTAATGGACAGGGGGAAACAACAGTGGGTGATTGGGTATGCTTACTACGATTCGATGATGTTATTAAACTACTAAGAGATGCAGGTTATGGTGACAAGAATTGACAACGACCTGCCCCCAATCAAAGATATCCTTGAGCACTATGGAGCAAGCCTTCGCTCAACTCACGGACAAATTAATCTTAGGTGTCCCTTCCACAGCGACTCACACCAGAGTGGTACAGCGAACTTGGATAAGAACATCTTCATCTGCTTTGCCTGTGGAGTGCAAGGAAATAGTTTACAACTCATATGTCAGCAAGAGGGGGTAGATATCCGTGAAGCAAAGCGCATTGCAGAAGGAATTACTGGGCCGAGCAGCCCGCAAGTACGCGGAAAGTATTCATCAGGCGGGAGCCTACCTCGCAAGTCGGGGAATAACGGAGGAAGTGGCGCGTCAGGTGTCATTAGGCGTGGTTACGGAGCCTGAAGCTGGACACGAACAGTATGTTGGGCGTCTATCTATTCCTTACATCACCAAGACTGGTGTTGTTGACTTGCGATTCCGCTCTCTTAATCCTGCAGTTGAGCCTAAGTATATGGGCTTGACAGGGGCAGAGACTAGGATGTATAACGTATTAGATGTAGAGAAGGCTGGAGATTTCATCGCAGTATGCGAAGGAGAACTCGATGCACTCACACTATCTAAGTGTGTTGGCATTGCATCAGTTGGAATTCCTGGCGCCAATGGATGGAAGCGACACTACACACGATTGCTTGCAGACTTTGAACGAGTGTTCATCTTTGCAGATGGAGACCAGGCAGGTAGAGAGTTTGCTAACAACTTAGCGAGAGAGCTACCAGTTACCACCATTACACTACCTGACGGTGAAGATGTGAACTCGATGTATGTACGTGAAGGTAAGGATTACTTTCTAAATAAGATTGACCAATGACACACGAGCCTGAGCGATACTGTCACGACTGCAAGAAAGAGTTCGAGGATTCGTTTGCACTCATCGACCATCTCTTGCCAGATGATGAAGAGTTTGACCCATACTTTATATTACCTAATGGGTTCAAGCTAATGCTCGGGTCATTGCTACGATACATCTTCGGCTATGCCGATAATGTAGAGAAGGTTAAGTTGATTACTCAGTCCACATACCTCACGCTATTCGCAGCTGAGATGGGGTATGAGGGGCTCGATGGTATGGTGGAGGATATGGTAGTATCCCAAGAGATGCACAATCTAGATGAAGAATTAGAAAAGTTATTAAGGGGACCTGACGATGACAACGAAAGCGGAGCGTGAAGAGATATGGCAGATTATAACCCATCTGGTAGAACAAGGGCTGAACGTGCAGGCGTATATAGTGGAGGACCACTGCCTCAAAGTAACCCTATCAGTCCCTCTTTTGAGCAGGTCGTAAGAGATACACTCACTGAACTTGGTGACTTGCTTATCAGTAAGCACCGAGACTATGGACCTAAGAATATATCTGACTCACCTGGTGGGCCACTGAATGGATTGCGTGTGCGTATGCACGACAAGATAGCCCGCATTAACAATCTTATTGACGGCAACAAGAGTGCACAGCACGAACCTCTTGAGGATTCCTTCAAAGACCTAGCAAACTATGGTATAATTGCGCTACTGGTACTGAGAGATAAGTGGGATAAATGAAAGACTTTGACGAGTGGC